GCGGCGTCAGTTGCGGCGTCAGTTGCGGCGTCAGTTGCGGCGTCAGTTGCGGCGTCGGCTGTGGCTTGTGCGTCAGAAATTTGAGTCTCCAAATCTGCTATAGTAGCGGTCAATGTCGCAACTTTATCCGTATCTGGAGATGCTTTTCCTTCTTCTGTTGCCAAATCAGCTTTCGCGGTTGCGAGTTCGGTTTCGAGAGTATTAATATCAACAACTATTTCCTCGGCATCATCTACAATCTCTTCGACAGATGCGTTTGTACACAGAGTATCCATTTCCTCTTGCGTCTTACCCAGGTAAGCATTTATATCAATAAATTCATCTTTTTCTTTATCCCAAACCCAATCTGGTAAAGATGTATCATCAGTTATTCTTTTTTCTTTCATTATTCTCATTTCATCACAATCTGTCGTTATATCGAATCCTTCGACGGCATTAATGATTTTATCAGTGACTTCCTTATATTCGTCGACCATTTCACGTCCTTCACATACATTGGTTTTTGATTTAGATATTATATCAATAATTTTCTGTTCTTTATCTGTCATTTCACCAAAATCGGCGTCTTCATTTTCAGTTAAGAATTTAGCTAAATCTTCACACGTGGAAGGTTTAGCGTCACTATCTACGATGGCCTGTATCAAGGCCTTCGTCTTTTTATTCAATGAAGGTGTTGTACCTGGTACGTTACCCGTGCTATATGCTAAAACGAGTGATGTTATAATTACACATAAACATAATACGAGAAGACCCGTCATTTTACCTTTAGTAAGAGCCATGATGTTATATTGTTTACGTACATTTAAAAATTGGATATACTAATAGTTAAAAAATTAATAAATATTTGGCATTTTGAGAAGTGCCTTATCGCAAGATCCACACTGATCCTTTTGTTGCGCCTGGGATGGTTTCAAAAGTTCTGGACCTTTTTGTTGGAGAAGTTTTCTGAAAGAATAGTTATCTTCGAACGAGATACCATTTTCCTTCATGACGTAATTGTTATAAAGTTGAGATGAGCTGTTTATAGTGAAGCATCTGCCATCGGCCATACCAAGTCTTTGGGACATTTTGTATATATATTAGTATTACATTAGAAATTAATTTTTCTATTTTTTGTTGTTAACTTCCATGAATAAAATCCATGTTTTTTCAAAAATTCTAAGTACTTTTCAATTTTATACCCTGAAAAATCATCGAATAATTCTCTTTTATTTTCATCACAAGGCGATACTCTAACATTTGGTATTTCATTTATAGTTGTGTTAATATTGTTATACGCCCAAGCAATCTCCTTAAGATTTTCCGCGCCTGTAATAATAATCTTCCCGGTACCAAAAATACTTGTCGTTATCTCTTTCATATTCGCAGCTGGTTTAAACTTAACTTTAACGGCTGAGTATCTATCGGGTTCGAATGATACTTTATACACACCTGGGTATTTGGTACTGAAATAGTCAGAAACACTCCGAAGATTTATGTTATAATTTAAACTGAAATTTGAATTTATCATAACAATATCGTACGTTTCCATCGGTGGTATAAAATTACCAACGTCAACGCATTTAAATATATCCGAAAGTTCGTTTATTATTCGTCTACAATCAAATATATCGGAACAGCCAGCGACTTGTATACTCCCGTTTGGAAAAATCTTTATTGATTTTGTACTGAAAGTATCGTTATGTACCAAAGAAATCTGGTTATAAAATTTAGTCGGTTTCAGTTTCCATGGATACCCTTTAGAACCAACTTTACCAACCATAATCGGATCTACTTTTTCAAAACACTCTTTTAGTTTGGGTATATTGATCTTACGTTCACCACCGGATTCTTCTCTAAATTTAGATATGATTGTTATCGTAGTAAGTTTTACCCACGATGGTTTAAACTCATCTGGTATATCTCGTCTAAACTCATCCAAAGTAAGTAAATACGAATACGTATTATGATGGTCACTGTGATGTTTCAATGACATTTTACTTAAAAAAAATATAACTTAAAGTTAACTTAGGTTTACTTAATATGCCCTGTTTTAAATGTAAAAAGAAAGGAATTCCTATAAATTGTAAATACTGCGGTTTGGGGTTTTGTTCTAGATGTATAGTTCTAGAAATACACGCATGTAAAGGAAGTGACTTAAAAAAAGAACAGGAATTAAACGATCTTAACAAACAACTTGAGTTTAAACCAGACAAAAAATTTGGTATGGTTTAATACTTTATATACATTGTTATATTAAAGATATTACGTTATAATACTTTATATTACATGACATCTTTCGTAAGATCTGCTAAGGAACTATTTAATATAGAAAATAATCAACATGAAATAGAAATAAAATACGATAAGTACTTAGAAGGATTTGGATTTGAAAAGTTTAAAGATCAATTTGCAACATCATTATTAGGTACAGAGAGTATATACTCTGTTCCTACTAATCAAAAATCTATTAGGTACGAACAATTTCTAGATACAATGGTTCATAAAACGACTGAAACAATAAGAAAAAGTGTTTTAGTCCAATTAGAAACCATCATGGTTGAAAACAAAAATATATATTCACTCATACGTATCATGAATGCTGTTAAAATAATAGATCCTACGTTTATACCACCTCTTATAAATGTAAAATGTTCTTGGCAAAAACGCATGGTTAAAGAATTCTGTTTAACAACGTTTCCTACCATAATAGAAACAGCTAATAACAGTTATAGACTCCAGCGTCTTTTTAGAGTACTGCAATTAATAGAAGAAGACATGCGATACTAACTAAACTCTTGTACACTTCAATGTCATTATTAGTCTCTGATACCTTATTTTCTATTTCAATTTTTTCTTTAACAGTAAATCCCCTGTCTATATTTCTCCCTGGTAGGAGTGGTCTAGAAAGTGTACACTCATCCGATCTATATCCTAATCGCCCAACACCCTTTGATAACGTATCACACGCGGGACTAACATACTCTTCTTGTTCCTCCTGTACTGGTGCTTTGTATTTCTTGAAATCAAGTGTATGTTTACTTGTCCCAGGTGGAAAAAAATTTTCGGGATCAGTGAATGGGTTTATATCATCCATTGCGTTCTTATCATCGAGCATTAAATTACTCATCTTTATTACTATTGAATAATATATTTTTTAAAAAATTCTAAACAATAAGTATAATGAAAACGTCTACAAAAATTATTATTGCGCTCTTAATAATTGTACTTGCTTTGGCCGGATGGAAATATTATAACGATAATAAGAGTACACCCGGATCAGTAGATACACCAACTACTTCAGTAAAAGAACCAGTTGTCACAGATACTAAAAAACCAGTGGTTAAAACAGATCCTATAGATGTTGCCATAACAGGAGAAAACTAAATGTATATACAAATCATTACGTGATTAACTATAATACTAGCAAAAACTGTTATTATAGTTAATTAAATACCCAGGGTATAATGTAATTTACAAACCAATTTTTTCATTTTTACCAAACTTTTTACCATGATTTGATGTACTCACTGGTAAATCATTTGGTTTTACGTTACTTTCAGTATCACGTAAGTATCCCATAAGTTGAGAAACCCCAGTTTGAACCTGACTTGATGCCGTTTTAATAACAATACTATTCATGTATCTAACCTGCTCCTGAACGTTTGTATTATGATCACCCGAATTGTTAATGAAAACAACACGCATTAAACTGTATAAATCATTTGAGTTTTGTTTATCTATAGAAATACCAGTTTTATTTTTAAAATCTTGACGAATCCCGCGTTGTAAGAGATTCATATTGAACTCGGAAAAGAACAATGTGTTCAATGGTGTTGGACACTGTTTGAGAGAATTTACGTGAAGAGCGTCGCACATATTTAATATAGGCCTGGAAAAAAATTATTGGTAAATATAAATGTTAATCGCCGCCGATTTTGATCAAGCATACAGCACAAAAGCATGTAATTATGAACAACCACCATGTGAACCACCAGCGTGTTTTGTTGGTTCATACGCACCAGTCGCTAAAGTCGGTGACCCAAATGGTAAATTCTTTATTAATTCGTCTTTACTCCAGCCCAATCGTTTGGCTGAAACTAAGGGTCCAACGACCGTAAGAAGTGAAGATTTTAAGTGCGGGAGTAAAAAGTAATATAAAAAATTAGTTATTAGTAAATTCATAAGATGAGAGTTATAAAACGTTCCGGTCGTGTTGAAGACGTAAAGTTTAACAAGGTCACCAACAGGATTTCAAAGCTTACAAACGAACTTTCAGATAATGTAGATGTATCAATGGTAGCACAGCAAGTTTTCTCATCCATGTACGATGAAATTAAAACACACGAAATAGATACCCTTTCTTCCGAAGTTTGTATTGGTTTAATAACCAATGACCCCGATTATGAAATTTTAGCAACTCGAATTGTTGCGAGTAATATTCAAAAACGTGCTGCAAATAATTTTCATATCGCCATGCGTAAACTCCATAAAGCTGGTATTATTACTCACGAAATTCTCGAGGTTTCTGCCAAAGTTAAAGAAGATATTAAACACGAACGCGATTTTGATTTCGGGTATTTTGGTCTAAAAACACTCGAAAAAGGGTACCTTCAAAAAGTTGATGGTGATATTATCGAAACACCCCAGTACCTCTATATGCGTGTCGCTATTGGTATTCATGGTCACGATATTGAACGCGTCCTCGAGACATACGATGCGTTATCCCGTGGTTTATTCATTCACGCTACACCAACTCTATTTAATGCGGGTACACATAGACCCCAAATGTCATCGTGTTTCTTAATTGCGAATAAAGAAGATAGTATTGACGGTATTTACGATACTGTAAAGGAATGCGCACGTATAAGTAAATGGGCCGGTGGTATTGGTTTACATGTACACGACGTACGCGCAAATAAATCACATATTCGTGGTACAAATGGTACATCCGATGGTATTATCCCAATGTTACGAGTTTATAATTCAACCGCAAGGTATGTAAACCAGGCAGGTAGACGAAAAGGATCTATTGCTGTATATCTCGAGCCATGGCACGCTGATATTATGGATTTTCTCGAGATTCGACTCAATCAAGGTGACGAAGAAGCACGGTGTCGTGATCTCTTCTCAGCCATGTGGATTCCAGACTTATTCATGAAACGTGTAGAAACCAACGGAAAATGGTCATTGTTTTGTCCAGATAAAGCACCGGGATTATCTGACGTTTATGGTAAAGAATTCGACGAACTTTACGAAAAGTACGAAAGTGAAGGACTCGCAACAAAAACAATACCTGCGGTAGAAGTTTGGAAATCCATTATTAAATCACAAAGCGAAACGGGAACACCTTATATGCTTTACAAAGATGCGTGTAACGAAAAATCAAACCATAAACATATCGGTACCATTAAATCATCTAATTTATGTACTGAAATTTTAGAGTATACAGATAAAAACGAAACTGCTGTGTGTAATCTCGCATCTATCGCATTACCTAAATACGTTGACGTCGAAAATAAAGAGTTTAACCACGAAGAATTACACCGTGTTACAAAACTAGTCACGCGAAACTTAAACAAAGTTATCGATAAAAACTTTTATCCGACCGAAAACGGTATGCGTTCGAATATGCGTCACAGACCAATCGGTATTGGTGTACAGGGTCTCGCAGACGTGTTTATATTACTTAGAATGACGTTTGGTTCGGAAGAATCGAGGAAATTGAACCGCGATATTTTCGAAACGATATATCACGCATCACTCGAATCTTCGTGCGAACTTGCCGAAATGTATGGAACATACGAAACGTTTAAAGGATCACCGTTCAGTAAAGGTATTCTCCAATTCGATATGTGGGATCGCGATCCACAGTTTAGTGGAAGATACGATTGGGATGCGATGCGTAAACTCGTTAAAAAGGGTACGAGAAACAGTCTCTTGCTCGCACCAATGCCTACAGCCTCGACGTCCCAAATTTTGGGAAATAACGAGTGTTTCGAACCGTACACGACAAACATTTATTTGAGAAGAACTCTCGCGGGTGAATTCGTCGTCGTAAACAAACACTTGGTCGAAGATTTGAAAAAAATAGGGCTCTGGTCAAAAGAAATGAAAGATCTCATGGTTAAGGCGGGTGGTTCCATTCAAAATATTATAGATATACCCGATGATATTAAAGAACTCTATAAAACGGTATGGGAAATGAGTCAAAAAACAATCATAGATATGTCTGCTGATAGAGGTGTATACATAGACCAGAGTCAAAGTATGAACTTATTTGTCGAAAATCCAACAATATCAAAACTTTCGTCTATGCACATGTACGCATGGAAAACGGGTTTGAAAACGGGTATGTATTACCTTAGAAGTAAGGCAAAGGCGCGACCGATCCAGTTTAGTTTAGAAGCGGAGTGTGCTATGTGTTCTGCCTAAATAATTTTTTTATGACTTTATACCTCATCATCATATACGAAACATGTATCTCTATGATTTTGAGACGTACCCAGTTCATTACTTTACTGTACAAAAAATATCAGACTATATAAATGTCAAAACGTTCGAGAAATAATAATAGTAACAGTAACACTTTATCAACCGCAACTTCTAAAAGAACGAAAATTTTTGGAAACAGTTTTTTCAAACTAATAAACGAACAATTTAATGTAAACAATATGATGAAACAATTGGGATATAACAAACCAAAACCTAAAAGGACCAGAAAACAAAGTACTCCAAAAAAATCACCCCAAAAGTAATCTCAGTCTATATAAATGGGTGGTATCAGTAATTTTGTAAATCTATACAATCTAGGTGTAATAAGCACTCGATCAAGACATCAGAGAAAACTAGCAGATTTAATTGTTAAACAAATTAGACTACAAAGTGATATCAGTAAATTGTCCAAAAAACACAAAGAACTTACCAAGAAGTGGAGGTCCATAAAAGTTAATAAAACTAATTTTGATAAACTTACGAATCAACAACGAACTAAAAGATATAATAACGCGACTAAAACGATAAACCAATTGGGAAACCAACGTAATGAGGTTTTACAATCAATTGATGAAATTAATAAAAAATTAAAGAAAATAAAAAAGAAAATAAAAAATGTAAGAAATACTATTCGTTATTATAGTACTTAAAGTTTATAGTACATATACATTTATAGAATAATGGCAAAGTTTATAAACGCTAAAGATACTCTGAAATTTGCCAACTACGATGGCCGAAAGATTTCATTGTGTACGACGGAAGATAAAATGATGAAAATCATTTTTCCGCGCATGTATATGCCGTTTGGTATTTCGGGATTTACACCCGAAGTTGGTCCGACAAAGTATAACATAGACTTTGCGATGAAAGGATGGGACGAAGACGGTAATTTTGTAAAGAAGTTTTATGAATGTATGCGAGAAATAGAAGATAAGGTTATACGCGCCGTTTCGGAACAAAGTGAAGATATTTTCGGTAAACCAATGAGTATCGAAGAACTCAAACCCATGTTCTTTTCGAATATCAAGGAATCACCCGATCGTGAACCAAAGTTTCGCGTTAAAGTTGATTCCACTATAGATGGTAAAGTTAAACCACACATTTATGACGAAGAAAAGAAACCTTTATACGACGAAATCAATAACGGTCTCTACTCAAGAAACTCGGGGACGGCGATTGTCGAAATGAATAGTGTATATTTTTTGAATAAAAAGTTTGGTGTTTCTTGGAAACTTAACTCGCTCGTGGTATATGAGCCACAGAGACTTAAGGGATTCCAATTTGTTTTATAATTTATCGTTTAATATGAGCATTTGATAAATAGCCTGTGCCTCTCTGAGGAGTTTGCCTTTTATCATGGTGTACGATTTTGGATTTAATCCTAACTTAATTTTAGCTATTCTGACAGATTCATCCCATTTAGCGAGTGTCATTATTACTTACTCTATTACAACATTTTCTTAATTTTCTTTTCGTACGACTTGGTTCCCTCCTTTGGTTGAAGTTTAAATCCACTCTTTTTTGGTTTGAATACCTTAACGAGTGCCTTTTTTCCCTCTCGTTTCATTCTCTTCAACGCAGATTTACGCGCGGCAATACTCACAATCTTACCGTACTTATCTTGTACTAAATCGGATTGTGTAAGACCACCTGTAGTTTTAAGTGCAGTTCCGTGAAATACTTGAGCTCTTGTACCAAATGTTTCCATTTATATTACCCTGATATTTTTTTCATCTTCAAATTCAGTTAAATTTGAACATGAAATCAATTATATTATATTTTATTCGCTGTAATAGTCATCTTCTGAATCAGTTTCAATTGGGCACTCCGGTCTGATAAGTTCTTTCCTTTTTCGTGTTTTTTTAGGCGGTGGATCATCGATACCGTGTTCTCTATGGTACACAACCTTATCCCAAAAATCACGCATTATAGGCATATATTTAGCAAACCATTCTCTATCACGTTTTACGTTAACAACAACAAACTCCTCTGGTTTTGGCCATGTCAACGCTTCTGGTTTATACTGAATGAAATCAGCCTCTTCTAAATCTAAAATGTCCATACATAATTGTAATTGTGGCATGTAATGTTCTGGAACCTCCGGTTTTATCTCACGCATCATGGGACACTTAATTTCAACTAACTTACCCGATTCACTCACTCCATCAGGACTTCCTCCCAAAAAAGAGTATTCTGGGTGTGGACATAATCCTAATTCATGAACAACTTCGTTATGCCTTTGTTCATAAAGTATACGTGCCTCGTCTTCGTATTTTTCACCGTGTCTTGTTGCTTCGTTACCTGTAAAAACTGGACCTTTACCACACTTACGCAAAAGGAGCTGATGTGGTGTTTCATATTTATTAACACCTATAGCCGACGCAGCATCGCTTGCTGTAAGCATGCCCATTCTAAGATTTAACCATTCTTGTGATTTTTGTGGCGCATACTCGAATTCTAACCATTTTTTAACATTTGGATGCATGCTGAATTAATTACTATTATAATTTTTAAGCCTTTTCCTCTTCACGTGCGACACGCAATCGTTCGCGCAAAACACGTACTGTTCCAACACACGCAATGTTCCTACGTGTACATTCATCAATAAGATCCTGTTTCTTCATGTGTGATAACTTCATAACTTTACGTTCAAACGTCGATTTTATAGTGTGTCCACTTCGAGATGGTACATTCTGTTCAACAATTATAGTCTCTTCGGATGAAGAAGACTCTACTTCAGACTCGTCATCTTTTGTTTTATCACGTGTAGGTGAAGACTGTGGTGTATCATCCATACGATCGATCCAAAAAAGTAATTTTATACCAACAAATATACCTACTAAACCACCTGCGATACACAAATACGATTTTAACATTTTATAAGTAATACTAAACCTTATTTTTTAAGTATAATTAATTAAAGTTGCGAAGAGGGTGGTGGAGGAGTTGGAGGAGGAGGTGGTAAATTTTCCAATAATTGTGGTTTAACTGGTGCGGGACCTGGAGGTGGTGGTGGTGGATAAAAAAAACGTTTAGCCGCTTGTTGTTCGGCTTGTTTTTTATTTTTAGCATGACCTCGTCCGAAAAATATATTGTTTACATACACGTCAATATAAAAAATACCATTTTCATGTAATACAACTCTGTATTCAGGTAAGGATAAGTTGTTCGTTTGACAATATCTCATTAAATGATCCTTGAAATTATCATCTATCATTATACAATTCATATTTACATAATCAGGATTCGTGTATATATTCAAAATGAACTGTTTCGCATGAAGTAAACCAAGGTCCATATATATAGCACCAACGAGTGATTCAAAAACGTCTTCGAGTATTTTAGGGTTTTTATTCCATTCGTTACGCATTCCTTTCTCATCCATCTGGACCCATTTATACAAACCAAGTTTTGTCGCGATATTTGCCAGGGTTTCACCTCGTACTAATTTCGTACGAGCTTTTGTTAAAAATCCTTCTTGTTTATTTTCATATCTATCAAATAAATATTTAGTTATAACGAAACCTAATACCGAATCACCTATAAACTCTAACGTTTCGAACGATCCATCTAGTTTTTCGTTTTCTTTTAACGCGGATTTGTGTGTAAATGCTTTTTGGTACAAATCTATCTTAGATATCTTTGTACCAACAAGGTTTTCAACAGTTAACCTGTCTATAATCATGTTATAATAGTATATATTTATATTTTTTTAAGTTGGTTTTTGATGACTTAAGTTGTTATTGTTTTTCAGTTTCTACACGAGTATAATGCGGACTCAAATATTTTTGTAAATTCAAAAAGGTAATTTGGACATCATCCGGTGGTTGAAGAAGATCCTTCAATTTATCATCGAGCATAAGAAGACGACCATTATCCGGGTGCTTCAAACTATTTTCAGTCACGTACTTATTAATAGAACGAGTTACAGTACTTCGTGAAACGAGTTCACCTTCTGGAAGATCCAAAAATTTACGAAGTTTTTCAGAGATAGCTTGTTTACGGTTAAAACCATTATTCTTGGCACGAGACGCAGCCTTTTCACCTGTCGGATCATCTTGCTTTGTTTTAATCTTTCTAACAATTTTAGAAAGAGACTTGATATCAGAGCGGAGCGCGGCAATTTCTTCGAGAACGGTTTCAATGGACATTTTTATATCTTATATATCACGTCTATCTTTAAGTACGTTTCCTGTATACAAGTATAGTACTATAAATTACCAATATCACGGCAAATATTAACGAAATTCTAAAGAAACCTTTCATATCTATATCCACTGGGTAATTAAAGTGTCCGTACGAAAACGGTTGTCTAGGTTCAACACCAATACACTGACCAGGACACCCACCGTCACAACATCCCGATTTACATGGTATTACGTACCCATTTTTACGGATACCACACTTTTGTTGAGTGAGTGGGTTAGACGTACCAACATCAGCATAACATCTACACTCACCAAAAATTTCATCACATTTATTATTCTCGTGCTGACAATCCATATTATTATATACATAATATAATAATGGTAACTAAGAAACCGGTTACTAAGAAGAAACCTTTGAAACCTGGTGATAAATTACCATTAAAAATTGTTAAGAAGTTACCTATAAATTATCTTCATATGTTTACATCTTTTTCACACTCTGAATTGGAGAATTGGGTAAAAAAGAAAGTATGTTTTGGTGATAAAACACTTTATAAATACATTTCTGAAAACTCGAGAGAAAACATTAAAAAGTTTAGAACTCGTGTACGAAGACTTTACCCAAACGAAACGTTTGATGAAGCTGCTAAAGTACTCGTCACTGAAGCTATACGACCATTATTACACGGTATTATAGATGAACTTTCGAAATTTCTTAAACCAATGGGTGATTTAATGATTAGTGGTGGTGAAGCTGTAAACTATTATCTAGAACAAAATGATAAAATGATAACATCCGATATCGATACTAAATTTGTACCTAAAATGAAACCAGATGATAAGTATTTCGGAAAATTACAAGCTGTTAAACTTTTATTATGGGATAAACTCGGGGAAATAGCACAACGTGATAATTTTAAAATAATAGATACAGTTCTTACGCAAATTTCTGCTGTATTCACCGATGAAGGAAATTATAAAATTTTAAATCACGAAAGGGAATCTGCGTTTAGACAAAATTGGGCACACACAATTGCAAAGTATATTGGCTTAACGTATGCTACTGATAAAGGATCTAAGGGATACCACGTTACACGAAGGTACACATTACTACCAAAACGTAAAAACATAAAAGGGGTTGCTAATACACTTATCGACGTTGAAGTGTTTACGTTAGATATGAAGTTTCGTATATTCGACGTAAAAAAAGGTAAACTCGAGGACGAGAATTTCGGTGGTATTCTTGATATCGCACTCATGCGTCCAAAACAAATCGGGTATAACGTCGCACAAATAAACCTTACTAAAAAAAGTATAGCATTTAATTACCCAAATAGTACTAAAAATACCACATACTTAAAAACGTTTAAATATACACGATTACCTACGATACGATATCTCATAGAAGATATATACTTAATGCAAAAAATAGGTCTCAGACCGGGTAAAATAGAAAAGGATCGTAAACGTATGGTTTTACTCGCAAGAAAATTAACGAAAAAGAAAGTTTTAACTACGGATTCTATGGATACTATAGCAAAGAAAGCCGGTATTAAAATTGGTAAACCTGCGCACACGTTCCGAACGTATACGAAGGTCGGACCACAAATAATTAAAAGAGCAACACAAGTCAAACCAAAAAGATACCAAAAATCAACAACGACACCGTCTAAATCAAAACTTAGTAAAGACATATTTTACGGTTTAAAAGCAAATAATAATAACATGAAAACACCACCAAACTATTTACGAACCCAGTCTAATCAGATATTTAATCTAGAAAAAATGAAATGGAGACCAAATCCAAACCAAAGTTATGTACGTAACGAAATGAATTTCAGACCAGATAAACCAAGACCTTTACCATCAAAAATAAATAATGTAAGAATGGAAGAAACCTTATATGGATTTAAACCTACAAGAGACCACTGGGTACCCAAACCACTACTCGAAAAATCGGCTATGATTCCATTTATTGGTTTAAAGAAATGAAACCAAATGTAATATATAAATGATTTACAATACCCCAACCAGAGGTGAAGATGGCATGTACCATGTTAAAGCAATTACAGACGAAAAGAAAAGATGTTTCGTCCAACTTTCAAACGTTAAAGTAACCGAAGTCGATAACGACGCAGGTGAAGTATCTTTTGAAGTAACAGACGAAGATAACCAGGCGAAACTAAATGTTATCCATGTCTCTAACCTCCAGTCCGCTTTAGAAAATAGTAAAGAGTGGTTTGGTAAAGAACTCTCCGATAAAACCATCAACAATGCTTACGCCAAGGACGGTGATATCTCAGCAGATAAAATCGACGCAACGCGAATTTTCGACTCCGAAAAACAGGTTGTTGATTTCGAAAAATTGGAAGTAGGAATGACGTGTTCTATTTTTGTAGAATTCTCAGGACTCTGGTTTGCTAAAAAGGCATTCGGTCCATCATGGAATCTCGTTCAGGTTAAAATCCACGAGGATGAAAAACCACCCGAAGAAACCGAACCTGAAATCGAAGCATACCCAGACCAATACATGTTTGAAGACGAAGTCTCCAAATAAAAAAAATTTATTTAGTATATATAAAGATGAAGTTTAATAAGATTTCGCCAAAGACAATTATACTCGCCCTCGCCATAGGTGCTGTGATTTTCATGTTGCTCACTCAACCAAAATCGACATATGCCACAGAACAAGGTTTTCCAATTGGTGCCACCACCGAAGAAAAGAGTGCCGAAGGCGCACCAACCAAATGTGAAATGAAGGCCGGTACCGGTTTGGCATCTTCCCTCCTCCCAAAAGAAGTCGCGTCTCAAGAAGATTTTGGTGAGTTTGCACCAGAAGATGTTCTCGCGGGACAAAACTTTCTCGAACCACGTGCCCAAATTGGTTTCCCAGAAACTGTCGGTGGTGCCCTTAGAAACGCGAATCAACAAGTTCGCGCCGATCCACCAAACTCTAAAGAACCATTCGTGTGGAATAACTCTACTATTGCCCCAGATACCATGCGTCGCCCATTGTGCTAATTATATATTAAAGAATATACGCGTATAGATTATAATACAATACATAATGTCTGAAAATCCATCAGAAGAACTTTCTAACAGCGTCTCTAAATTGGTTGAACTCAACAAGCAAATTACAGAAGCCAGAGATGATATTAAAATTTTAGTACAGGCCGAAAAGTCTTTAAAAATGCAAGTTAAGAAACTTATGACAGATAACGGATTAGATGTTATTAACTTGAAAAAGGGTAAAATTTCGGTAAAGAAAAGTTCCAGGAAACAGGGATTAAACAAAACCTCAGTCAAGGAAGGTCTTACAACATATTTTAACGGAAACGAAGACCAGGCAGAAAGTTGCTTAAAGGTTATATTAGACAACTTACCAACAAAGGAATCAACCGCACTTTCTCTCACGGGACTCAAAGATAAAAAACAAGAATAAATAAAAATGGTTTGGAATCAATACGTATACGAAGCTATGAATGGTAACGAAGCCTATAATAGCGATAACGAGGAGTTCATTGAACATTATGAACCTTTACATATAAACGACTGGGAATTAGAACACCAGGACCACCTTCGTTATATGTGGGGGATACTAAAACAGTACCTAGAAGATGCGGCAATATCCCATCTTATTTTAAAATTTGCAAATTATGACGAATTTGTCGAATTTTGTTTTTATAATTCCGAATACGGATCTTAGATTTTTATGTAATTAACATGTATATACAAACATGATACCAGATATAACATCCCAAAAAGTCACTATCCCAGCTTCTCTTTTTTTAGCACTCAGTCCAGGTATTCTTCTCAGAACAAACGGTTCGAAAATAGCGTTCAGAGATGGTCTTACCGGTCAAACTGCGGTTCTCTTTCACGCGCTTGTATTCTTCCTCGCATTCTCTCTAATTGCGAAAGCAATGGGTCTCGTTCTTACGAGAACAGATCTTATTGTTACGACAATACTCTTTATTCTACTCAGCCCAGGTATTCTCTTAAGTATTCCACCGGGATCAAAAGGTCTTTTCATGTCCGGTCAAACAAGTTTGTCTTCGGCCGTTGTACATACACTCGTGTTCGCACTCGTGTTCGCTCTTTTGAGAAAGCAATTTCCTCAATACTATTAAGTACAAATGAAAATATGGAATATCTTGTTATTGGACCAGGTGCGATGGGCGGGTTTTCAATGTTAGGGTACCTTAAAACAATAGAAAAATCACTCGATAATGTTAAAGAATATTCGGGCGCATCAGCAGGTGCCATAATTGTTGTTTTCTTAGCATTAGGATTTAGTATAGATGATATATTATATAAATTAGCCGAACTAGAAGGAAATAAATTAGTTAAACTTAATCTAAAATGTTTTATGAATAAATATGGTTTAGTTGATTTAAAACCTATACGCGAAAAATTTGTAGATATTTTTGAATCAGATCTAACATTTTCACAACTAGACAAAAAGATTTACATTTCAGCTTTTTGTGTAAACACATCAAAAACGGTATATTTCTCTAAAGACACTCACCCAGATATGAAGGTTATAGACGCACTTTGTATGAGTATAGCTATACCTTTCATATTTTCTTCATATAGATACGAAGGTATGGTATATGTAGATGGAGGTACATTAGAAACTTTACCATCGGCTCCATTTATAGAAAAAAGAGGGGAAAAGGTGTTATGTATACGAATGAAAATGGAAACAGAATTTATAGAAGATATAAAAAGCCCCAAACAGTTCGCAGAAGCTTTAATATCTTCAACACTAAACAACAGGCAACAAAATATTTTGAAAAACTCAAAAGTCATTGATATAGATATAGGACAGGCCGACTTATTCAACTTTAATATGTCATACGAAGAAAAAATGAGTCTCTATTTAAAAGGTATGGAAAATTAATATTGTTATAAACTTTTTTTGTTGGTTTATAACAATATGGACGCGTGCGATCCAGGAATAGATTATAAAAATCTGAAAACTCTGATCAAACAGAACACAGGTCATGATTTAAAACTAACGAGAAAACAAATATGTGAGGTATATGCTACAACACAGGATGGTAAATTACCTTTACCACCTCTCATTTTAAGCTCGGATAGAACATTCATGTTAGATAGAAAATCACCATTGACGCGCATGGATTTTGATAAACTATTCAATTCTACAACAAAAGTTTCATCTATACGTAGAATCGCTAAAAAAGTAGGTGTAGCTCGTCACGCAGACACTAAATTAACAAAAGCGCAATTAATTGATATAATAGGAAGGCGTTTACATTCCATGAATATATTAGAACCAATTAAACTTAAATCCTTACAAGCTAAAAAGGTTACAAAAATTAACTCTAACAACGTACCATTTGGTAATAACGTTAACAGAATAAATACCGGTAACAGAACTTTTAAAAATGGTAATAATAATAATCAAAAAACCGGTCTAGAAAGACCTACACTTTCGGGTAATAATAATCAACAAAAAACCAATCTAGAAAGACCTACACCTTCGGGTAATAATAATCAAAAAACCGGTATAGAAAGACCTACACGTTCGGGTAAAGAAAATAATAATAAAAATGAATCGAATATTTATAACGATTCAAAACTCGTTAACAGGGGTAAAATATCTTTATACGAAAAGTATCACGGTAGAAACCGAGGTGGTAGTACCACGTTATCTAATAGCGAGTTAGCTGCATATAAAGCTGATAGACGTAAGTTTTACCTAAACACGCCAGAAAATGCGTACACGAAGTTACGCGCACAAGGTAAGATTGAAACAGGGTTTACGGAATTTAAAAAGTTATTCCAAAAAGGTAAGGATAAATATGTAGGAAATGTAAACACAAATACCGCATCTCAATTAGAAAATAATGATAATAATAATAGTGGTATATCGAGACCAAAACGAAAAGGTACACTCCGTTTAAACAAACCTCCTCCCGAACCTAATGGACCTAACAGTAAACCTCCTACCAAAGAAAATAGACAAAAATTGGTTAACAATAAAAAAGATCCCATATCGTTATGGTTAAACGAAAATGCCCAAAAAAATGGGTTCGGTAACCTTTATAATCATCCCGAATCTAAAAATATAATTAACGAGGCGCGTGAAAAATACGTAAAATCCGGTAATAGTAAAACTGGCGACATTTCGCGTATATTATCGACGTTAAGAGGTAAAAACCCTAGACCAATTCTTCGAGGTCAAAACGCAAAACTTAATGCGAATATAAAAAAACTCAGAAATTTCCTCCAAAACAAAAATATAAATAATGGACGAAAAGCCTTATACGAAGGTAAAGTGAGAAACGGATCGAACGTCGATGCGGTTATAAATATGATTAAACAACAATTGGAAAAGTCCAATACTAACAGTAGTAATACTAACAGTAGTAATACTAATAGTAGTAATACTATTCCAAATAAACCAGTAAATGTACCAAACGTACCAAATAAACCAGTAAATATACCAAACGTACCAATAGGCCCAAAATCCAAACTCAATACTAACAGAAACACATTAACGAACTATCTTAAAAACAAAAACGTGAGTAATAACGCCAAAACTACTTATTTGAAAATGTTGAATAACGGTACAAATGTTAATAAAGTTAAAAAACAGATAGAAACTGATATAACACAACAAAGGAAATCCACTGAAAATGTGATCGCGTTCAATAAATATCTGGAAAATAAAAATGAAGTTGTTAACACAAATGCGTACCGTAACCGTTTGAAAAAGGGTGAACCAATAGAAAAACTTAAATCTGAAATAGGAAATCTAGTAACTCAAAAAAGACAAAAAGAAGCTAATAAAAACGCACTCACAAAATTTCTTAACAATAAAAATGTACCTAATAAAAATACGTATTTTGCGAATTTGAATAGAGGTAAACCCATGGTGGAAATTAAGAAAGCCATAATGAATAAAGAAACTGAAATAAAAAATAAAGAGGAAATGAATAAAAGAGTTCAGGAAATAAGTGTACTCTTAAACAGTAACAATAGTCTCAAAAATAACGCTAACGTAAAAGCTATTCTTAACAATTACGCCACTGGTAGAAAACAAAAAATTAAGGGTTGGTTATTCAACACAAACGGTAACGTCATGTACAAAAATATAAATTCGGTTAAAAGTGCCATAAATACAATGAAAAAGGAAATAGCACTGAGAAATGAAATTAACGCGAAAAAGACTAACATTACCATGTACGTTAACTCTAAAGGTTTGAAAAACCCTAAAAAGGTTACAAAAGGAGCGCTTGTTCAAATCAATAAAGGTGCGAATGTAAATACCGTTAAATCTAGTATTAACTTGATAGCTAATCAAGAAAAAGCTGCTAACGAGGCGGCCGAAGAGAAAAAAAGAAAAAGAGAAGAAGAAAATGAAAGGAAGGCCGAAGCAAAAAGATTAAAAAAGGAAGAAGAAGCTAGAGAGGCCGAGGAAAGAAAACGAAAAAGGGAAGAAAACAACGCAAGAAAGGCCGAAGAAAAAAGAATAAAAAGGGAAGAAGAAGAGGCCGAAGAAGAAAGGAAAAAACAAGAGGCTCGAAATGCAAGAGCAAAAAATCTAAACACTTTGACTAAGATACTCGATAGTCAAAACAGTAATAACAGGATTAAAATGAATAATTCCATGAAAGCGCAATATCTTTCCAGTTTTAATAAAGGTCAGCCTCTCAGTGTTCTAAGAAATAAAGCATCGAAATATTTTAAAAATAAACAAGAAGCCGCAAAAAAGAAAAATGAAACCAATCAAAAACGAAAACTTCAAAGAAATACTCTAAAACAAATACTTGACAGTAAAAACGGTAACGTAAACATTAAATTAAATAACGCGACGAAAGATAAACACCTTACGGCATTCAACAGTGGTGGTAACTTTAACCGTATAAAAGCTAATGCGATCAAGAGTATCAAAAATAAACAAACTGCTAAAGAAACCAGTCTCGCAAAACAACAAAATAAACAACGTAAACTCCAAATCTTAACTCAAATACTTAACAGTAAGAATGGTAACGCGAATGTCAAGTTAAATAACGCGAGAAAGGCTAATTACCTTCAACAGTTTAACAAAAATCCAAATACGTTCAATATCATAAAAGGAAAAATTACTAAGGAAATTAAAAATAAAGTAGACGCAAAAACAAAGAAAGCAGCCGAAGCAGAGAAAAAGAGAACGGAACGCCAACAATTAGAACAGTTACTTAAAACATCGAATTCTATTAACACGACGTATTATATCGGATTATTCAATAAGGGTCAAAGTTATAACGCCGTTAAAAAGCAAATCGATAATAAGTTAGCTAATATCAAACGTAGAAAAAACGCTGCAAATGAACTCAAAAAGCAGCAAGAAAACGCAAAGAAGGCAGCTGAAGAACTCAAGCGAAAGGAAGAAGAAGCTAGACGTAAAGCGATGGAAAACCAGATGTATCTTAACCAACAGAGTCAATTAGAAGCACAAAAAGCTGCTAACGAAGCTCGAAAGGCGAAAGAAGAAGCAGTGCGAAAAGCTGAAGAAGCAAAGAAAATGAAAGAACAAAAACGTGTTCAAGACAAAAAGGTTATACAATCGATGATCCAAAAGGCGGGTGGAATTTCCATTAACGGAGCCTCGTATTTATCGAAATTAAACGCGAATACTTATAACTTCGACTCGATTAAAAAGGCATTGATAGCAAATATTAAAACCAAGAAAAATGCGAAAAAGGCGATTAATATCGCAAAACAAAAGGAAAACGCAGCAAAACAAAATATAGTTCGTAAAAATTTAGAATTACGAAAAGGTCTCGAACGAAAAGTTCAAAGAGCACAATTTAAAAACAATTCGGATAAAAGAAAATTACTTAATCAGATCAAAAATACTAAAACCATGACCGCGAAGGAATTACAACCAAAAATAAACAAAGCGATCAAGGAATTATCACTTAACGGAAACATTAACGAAAAAGAAGAAAAACGGAAAAGGGATCAGGTTAAGAAACAAGTCTCGGAATACATTTCTAAAACGTACCCAAAAATGAACAGGGCTAAACGAACGAATTATATTTCACGCGCAAACTCGTATAGAGAAGGTTCCGGATTGTTTTATAGAATGAGACCACAAAGTTATAACGCTATTAGAAAGATGATAAACCAAAATATGAAACCACCTCCTCCACCAATAAATAAAAAGGCAAACCTTAAGAAGTTGGTTAATAATACCTTGAAAGGTCGTGCGGGTAAAAACGCAGAACGACTCAAAAAGAATATCAATGAAGGAGTCTCCGAAATGACAGTCAAGACACGACTCGCACAATTAAATAAACGGACCAAGTACCAAACAAAATAAAAATATCAGGTTAATATAAATGTCATCTTGGAGCCCATTCGATGGTGAAAGATATACAATGTCTCAACAATTAATTTTAATGGTTTGTTCAATTATAAACTGTATACTTTTTGGTATTATACCAGTTGTTATGGGACCGTGTTTAGGTTTAGCTTGTTTATCAAGTTGTGCTCTCGCAATAGATAAACGTAACGCGGATAAAAAGTAATATAAAAGAATTACTCTAACGTATATTAAAAAATAATGGACATTCAACCAGTGTCACAAAAAATGAAGAATTTGAGACGTTATACGGCATTTCACATGCCTTTCGAAGCCGCGTTGGTATTTTTAGGTACCATGACAACTTGGTATGGAGGAATTTTCCCAATTTTACCATTGGTAGGTTCTTCCGTAATATTTTGTTGTGGTAACTGTTGTTGTACGAGTAAAGGGGGTAAAGGGGCTGTTGTAACTTATTTAACTTTAAATTGCGTTGCATTTGTAGGATCCGTATGGGATTTTTTTGCATTATCGCACGTTAAAGCACATTGTGATGATATCGGAGATTGGGTAGAGGTGGACGAGTATTGTCACTATGTAGATGTCGCTACCGCATTCGCAATAATTTGTTTCATATTGAGAATTGTGGGTGTAGTTATCGCAAGTTGTAATGTATGTGGTCTCTCATCAGAAAAAGAACCAGAAACGATAACCGAAGCACCAATAGCGGTTACAATTTAAACATACATAAAAAAAATATTCTAATCAATAATAAAACATGCACAGAGGTTTATCATCCGTAATGGTACACTACGCACGCTCTATTAGTGATGAAAAGAAATCAAAAACTATCGTTAAGGGAAACAAATCCGAAGAATATACCGGAAGTCGTGACGATATGCGCGAAAAACTTTTGTATAAGTGTGGATTAAAACGAAAAAATGTTTGGGACCCAAACTCAAAATCCTGGTATACGAAAGTCTATTACGCAGACGGAACGAGTTATAACCCCGTTTTGTTTCACGAGGGTAAAATCAATAAGAATCCGTTTTTTAAAAAATAATTCTACCATTCCTCCTCCACCGCTTTAAATTTGTCTTTTACATCTTCGTCTCTTATGATAATATCGTAATTAGTTCTGTGTATATTATCTATCATTATTAATCTACCTTCATCCGTATCGTATAATCTTATAGATAAATAATACCTATGCGAACACGGATCTATTATAGCTGATGATAATCTCAAATTCCGGTTTAGTTTACCGATTTTGAGTCTATTTTCTTCCTCTTTTTCGTTATCATATTTAGGATCCGATAAAAAGAATTTCCTTTGATCCTTCAATAGTTTATGTATTTTCGTTCTTTCATTTTCAGCATTCTTCCATGAGTTATCCGAGTTAAAATATTCACGCATATAGGTATCATTAAATGCGTATGGATTTACTTTAACAGTTTGAATTTTATTGTCAGTTTTATCAATGTCCATTGTTAACGTATTACCCATTACACCTATTCCACACCCGTTTACGTTGGTTGCTATGCTCGTAACAGATATATCGATGGGGAAACGCGTTAAATTAAAAAAAAGAACAGTTGTTGGTGTCGTATGTTTCATTTTAGATTTTCGCGTACGTTGTACTATTTTACAATTACTCAGTCTAATTATAGGATTCCAATGTACGCGTTTGGGAATACATAACCATTTATACCGAATACGTGTAGGTGAACGCGAATAATCTTTTAAAAATTCCCTCAATATTCGAGAACAGTTTTCGTATTTCGTATTTTTTTCAACGTACTCTTGTACGCTTATTTTCTGACCTGTTGGAACTTTTATTATTTTTGCGGCAGATACTCCCCTTTTTCTACCACTCATTATTTATTTACTGAACAGATTTTAAAAAAAAGTTAAAGAAAAAAATCATTATTTTAGTTAAGTATGGACACATGTTGTTCGGTATGTTGTGAAAATTTTAACAAAACAACGCGTAAAAAAGTGACGTGTCCATTTTGTGACTATGAATCGTGTAAGAAATGTACACAGACCTATTTACTTTCATCTACAGAAAACGCACATTGTATGAAATGTAAACACGAACTCAATAGATCTTTCATAGATTCATTTTGTACAAAAAGATTCAGAAACGTTGAATACAAAAAACATAGAGAAAATGTACTCTTCGATTTAGAATTAACAAAAATGCCAGAAACACAACCTCAGGTTGAACGTATTTTACGAATGCGTGAAATACGAAAAGAATATTATGAATTAGAAAATGCGTTAAGAATTATACTACATGATAAAAGAGATGCCGAACTTTTAAATTATCCAAACGACGTGTACATAAATCTCGAAGAAGAGTTAAATAATAAAATACAAAACTTAATTCTAGAAATGAACACTTTACGTTCAGAATACGATGACCCACCAACAGAATCTTCGGAAAGAAAATTCATAAGAATATGTCCTTCAGAGGATTGTAGGGGATTTATAGATGACGATTGGAAATGTGGTTTGTGTAAACAACAATTTTGTAAACACTGTAACGAAAAAAAGGATGAAAATCACGTATGTGATCCTAAAACTGTAGAAACAATTAACCTCATTAATAAAGATACGAAACCGTGTCCAACATGTGGAACTATGATACATAAAATAGATGGATGTGCTCAAATGTGGTGTACCAGTTGTAACACGGCATTCAATTGGAAAAATGGTAAAATAGAAACGGGACGAATACATAACCCTCATTTTTTCGAATTTAAAAAAAGATCGCGCGAACATGCCGATATACCGTGTGGTGGTAGACCAACATTTTCAGAATTAAACGATCAAAACGCACCAGATGAACTATTAGATATTACAATTTTACTTCATAAAATCGATAGAGATATAATGCACAGGTATGGAGATATATACGACGAAGATAATAATCACCTACGTATATCGTACATGTTAAAAAATATAACCGAACAGGAATTCAAAATTGAATTACAAAAACGCGATAAATTCAAAGATAAAACACAAGATATACGAGATATATTAGAAATGTTTACAAACTCCGTCGGTGATTTTTTACGACAATGGATGATATATAAGAACCTGGACATTTTAGAAGATATATATGAACTAACTCTATATTCTAATCGTGTAATACATGATATACGAAAAAGGTATAATTCGTCTACACCAAGTTTTATATACTTACCGGGAACCTTAGTGAGATTAGATGTATAAATAAATTAATAAATATGAACCAAGAACGTAATACACCCCCACCACACCCTTCGGTAAAAAAACATTTACAGCAAGGTGTTGATTTTTCAAACGAATTTCTCGATACTATAGAAGAAATCACAAAAAAATATAACGTACACGTTAGTCAATCGATAGAAATGGGACATTTTCATAAACTAGACAAGTCTATCACACATGTATGTAAATATTTGATCGATTATAAATCACAATATAAAAAACTTATAGAACAATACGAACAATTCGAAAACGAATATTCGTACCCTAGTACATCGGGGTCTAAATAACCTAAGTAATACCTGTTTTTTAATAATAATTGAAAATTGAAAATGGATAACACTAAACTTCAAAATATACTCACTTTAGTTGATAAAAACAACACTGCGTTTCCAGAAAATGATTATTTGGACATTTGCCGTTCGTTAATGGATGTATATAACGAAGAGATCATGCCCGAAAACCATATAGCGATACCATTAGAACACCCAAAAAATAATCAACCACGCGTTCCCGGTGAAGAAGATTTCTATGCGGCTATGAGTTTTTTACGAAAAACAGGTAAATACGATTGTTTATACCTCGCAAAAAAATTAAAACACGAACAAAGGGAAGTATCTCGTTACCCATTAAAACGCATAACAAACCGTGTCGAAAGAGATACTAGAAAAAAACTATGCTACGATCACGATATCCCTTACGATGAAAACAGTATACCAACAATACAAAAAATTAACTTATTATTAGGAAGTTCTTACGATTTAAGAGATGAGTGTAAAAAATACATGAAAGCATGTAACGATACGGTTGAGGAGTATAAGGACCATTTACGTATGGTTGAAAACTCGTTCAAACTTAAAATAGAACAGTTCAAGGAATTTCACGAAACTTTGGGTAAATGTCTAAATAGTATAAACTATACCTAAGTCATACATAAACGATACTTAAATTAAAAAATGAAATCTATTTATATCTCTATGATTATGAAATCTATTTGGAAAATGTGCGAAAACGGCGAACTCGACGAATTAAAAAAACGTCGTAACGAAATCAATCAATTAATTGAAGACATACCTAACGATGGCGATGATTTGAGAGAAGACGAAGACGATATAAGTTTTGCCGCGGCATATTGTAAAGATCACGATACGGGTTTAGAAACATTTAAGTATTTATACGAAGAGTGTGGATACCCTAGACATTGTGTACATTACGCTATGGTCGGGGCAGCCGCATCAAGAAATGCAAAACTTATCAATTACATATACAATGACATCGATGAACATGAAAAAGCAGAATTTATAGGTGATCTAGAGGAAGAACTTGCGATGACGGATCATCCTAATCCAAGTGTATTCATTGAATACGCTTTATTTGAGTTAAATAAAGTTTAAATATTTAAAGTTTTAATACATAATAAAATAAGTAAAATGAAACCACAACCATTTGTAAATAAATATATTCGTTCGACTATACCTAATAATATTAGCGCCCAACACTTAGCGGTTACAATTACTTACCGTGGTAAAAAAAGAGAAACACCTATAGTAAGTATGGATATATACGCTTCACCAATTCTTTCGTATAACTATAACCTCGAATACGAATCTTCGAATGAATTGTTACCACAAAGTCAAGATGGATATATTCGTCCAATATCCCTTTTTAATTTGAGTGGTAATAGCGGATTTTGGGGAAATGATGGATTACATAATGCTATAGTCAATAAAGAATACATATTCTATGATGATAAAATTTGGTCATACAACTCATATTATGAGACTATTGCTGATTTTATAGAAGATTTACGAGAAATTTATAAATGGAATGGAGTCATTGATAGTGATTGTGGATTTTTTAGTCCATCCTTAGAGGGATACGTAAAAATGAAAACCGAAACAGAAAAGATGGCAGAAACCATATTGGAACTTATAGACAAAAATTCAAGTACCATACCCGAAGGCGATTACTTGAAAATATGTAATAATTTGAAAAAATTTAGAACATTATAAAATAGATAACATATCACTTTTTTTTATGTACCCCCTTATGATCACTTCATGACATGCTACTATACTTACTCTCGCCATGTGTGGAACTTCTTTTTTATATAAAAGTACTTCGTATTATATATCCGACTCAAAAAATTTTTAAAATCAGCCTTAAAGTGATCGTAAGGGGGTACATAAACCCTAATTGGTAGTACAAAAATATATTAAAGATTTACGACAAAAAATAAAAATGGATACTAATTTTCCGCCACATGTTCTTTATATAATAGAGAATAAATCGGAAAAAAAATTTTATGCTTCGTGTATACCTCTAGAATATTCTATCGACGAAAATAAAAAATTTATTATAAATTCTAATAAAAATGTAAACACGAATAAGTATGTAGAAATGAAACACGTGTTTCACCGTAACGAAACAAAATGGGGTATAAATAAATTTTATAGAAAATTGTATAACAAATCGAAACACGATAACGATCTAAAAATGTTTATAAACTCTAACGTATTATATAATATTTCGATTACGGGATTTTTGTTTAATTGTAAAAGATACCCTTCGTTACACATGGACGGATTTGGTATAGACGATATAAACAATATTACGATCGATGAAATACACAAAATCGTGTTTAATATCAAAAACATGTATAAAAAAGGGTACATGGGTTATACCACCCAAGAAGTTGAACGCGACGCGATACTATACGAACGCAAATTTAAAAAAAAGTTTATAGTTTCGAAATGGGAATATATATTAAGAGACGAACCTTACACGTATATAAATAAACGTAATTCAGGTAAGACACAACAACAAAAAAATAAGAGTCGATACGATAAGAAAAAAAGTGATACACAATTTGTATACAATAAGAACCGTAAACAATGTCTTATAAATATTAAAAAAACTAATAAACGACCGTCTCAAAAAAGTATAGATAAGTACAAACTCACTGAAAGTGAAATACAAAAACATTTAGTAAATTAAAAGAATACATTGTATTATAGAACATATAATGTATTGTTTTAAAAAGCGTAAACTTTCTGTAACCGACGAATCCATACCCGTTTTTAGTCTCGATAAGTACCAAGGATATGCCAAGGTAACTGATGTCTACGATGGTGACACGTTCAAGGCGTGTATTATACTTCATAATCGCGTTTTGAAATTTACTTTCCGAACTATCGGATACGACGCACCCGAAATGAAACCACCTAGAGATACACCTAACCGAGATAAACATATTGCCATGGCAAAACGTGCGAAGTATACGTTCGCAAGTTTTTTAGGGTACGATGATAGATCTAAACGCGTTCCATGGAACCCGTTCAAGTGTAATTTTAAGGTAAACGGATGGGTATGGATTTCGTGTAAGAGAAACGATAAGTACGGACGAACGCTCGTTTTCGTCTACAAAAATAGAAGGGATATGGTTTCGATTAACAAAAAAATGATAGATACAGGATTCGTGAACGTGTACGATGGTGGGACCAAACAGGAATTTAATTTGTAATTAAAGAATAAACACATAAACTCTATATAAAATGACAGAAACGTACAACCAATCCCCGTGTGAATTCAGATACAAAATCGACTCGTGTTCGAAAGTTGTCGATGGTGATACCGTCGACGTTCTTAT